CTGCTGAAGGCTGCCGAGTAATCGGAAGGGATTTTGCTTTTACCCCTGTCGCTACTGGTACGGTAACTGGTTGGAGTTTCGTAGGTGGAATGCCACTTACTCCAGCCTGTATGCCTTCCACTGCGTTGCGTAATCTCTGTCAAATGTATAACAAGTTTAAATTTAATACTTGTTTATTTCATTACATTACCAGTAGTTCTACAACTACCACTGGTGATGTTGTATTTCAGTATAATAAGAACCCTGAATCATCAGTTCCTAATTGGACTGGTAATTCTTTCTTACCGTATGTTTTATCTGATTCTTTAACGGTTATTGGGCCTCAATGGACCAATCATACGTTAACAGTAAAACCTACTGGACCTTGGTCTTCTACTGATTATGGCATGACAGCTGAACCACGTCAATATTCTCAAGGAGATATTTACCTTTATAGTAAAACATCTTCTACTGAATCACCTGGTTATGTCATTTTTGATTATGATATAACTTTTAAAGAATTATCAGTTAATCCTAGAGCTGGACTATTGCCTACCATTAAGGCGCAATGGACACCTGTTTCTTTTGGGACTTTCGGTAATTACACGCTTAATAGCTCTATTGTGATTGGTACTTCAAGTACCAGTTACATTGGTGGTACTTCTATCACAGCACCAACCTTATCGGCTGGTGAAGTTTATAAGTTTGTAATTGATTCAACGAACAGTGCGTATTCTGCTACCACTGCTGCTAATTTCTTTACTTATCAGGCATCATCTGGTGCTACTGCTGCAACAACAGTAGCATTAGCCGACGGTTACACTATTTATTTTAGTGTAAATGCTACTGGTACTGTTTATTTCTATGCTAACATAGAGCAGGCAGTAGTGTCTGAAGGTCCTTCAACTGCATTAGCAGCTGGTGTTACAGCTAATTTTGCATCTGAGATATTACGTGGTACATGTAAATTAATTGCATCATGTAATCCAGCTTTCCATCAAGTTCAATATTAACTTTAAAAATATTATATATATAATTATATAACGTCACAACATTCTTAACGATTTTAACAGTGATGCAGCCGGACGGTCCGGACTCATGTGTTATTTGGTGTTGTTGATAGGTCCCTAAATGAGTTCACAAACTCTACCTAGTTAAGGTGCAAGTGTGCATTTTATATACTTTAAAATAATCTCTAATGTGAGATTGAAATCTCC